CGGAAGTTCTGACCTTCCTTGATCAGGTTCTTCGACAGCAAAAACGCATTGGCGATGTCGGAATGTGGCTCAAGAATCTGCTCAAGCTTCTCAACCAATGAGAACTGCGGTTCCGGCGTCACATTGACCGTCTGGCGCGTCGTAGCGGTGACGGTGGGTGCTGGTGCCGGGTTGGAGAAGTCGGCGGCTTCTTCAGGCGAATATAAACCGGCGACAACTTCAGGTGCGAGCATTCGAATAGCCTTCGAGATGCAGCGCGCACGAAGCATGGCCGCAGGATCTTTCTGCCAGCCGCTTCCAGGCTTGGCGGGTAGCAGGCCAGCAATCTTCGCGTCCTCGGTCGTGAATCCGATTTCGCATTCGTTGCCGTCATACTTCCAGACGCCAATCGCAGCGGTCGAATCGAACTGCTTCCAAATAACCTTGCCACCACGGGCGCGGTATCCGGCGAGCATAGCGTCGGAACGCATCGTCAGGGAGCCGTTCACAAGGTGGAACTCCCGCTTGAAGTCGAATGGAGTCTTGCGAGTCGCCAGACATTCGAGGGCAATCATGTTGCCTTGCTCATCTTTCTGGCAGTTGAAGACGCCGCTTCGTGCAATCCATGATCCTAACTCCTTGACAGCCTCAAGCGAGGTGCCAATGCGGGAGTAGAATTCTGCGCTGTCAGGACTGGCCGGACTCAGGGGCTGCGTTTGTGATGTCGGAACTAGGTTGCTGCTGCTCATTTGTATTCTCGGTTTGTTGTTTTTGTTTTCTCGGTGCGTAGGGGTTCACGGCTCCGGTCATTGCGCGACTCTCAAGAATCGCCGCTATGTCGGCTTCCGTGAACAAAATGCGTCGGCCAATTCTCCTGTGCTGGATGCCGTCGGTGCGAACGATACGACGAAGCGTCTCGGTGCAGATTTGCAGCATCTTTGCCGTGTCTTTGGCGGTGTAGACTTTCATCAAAGAGGGTTGGCAACCGGATGTTCAATCAGGGGAGAAAATCCAATACCCCGTAGCAGGCTCTCCCTGCTCTCTATTTCCAGTTGCCAAAAATTGGTCATCGTTGCGGACGTAGTGTTGCAGTTGTCTGAAGTCGTGTCAACGGCGAGTTGAAGATTTTTTTCTTTGAGGGTATGGGTTCTTGAAGCCCTTGTGAATCGAGTTCATTTCCTGGCGCAATCGGCGCACCTCGGCAACAAGAACGGCGACTTCTCGGCGCAGGGCGGATTCAACCGCTTCATCCAATCCACGCCAATCTCTGCCGTGCCATTTCCGGCTGATTCGGTCGAACACCAAGACGTTTCGATTCCATGAGCGGTAGCGTTCGAAAACCATCACCGCGAGATTCATTGGAATGCCCAAAGTTGTGGCGATTTGCTGGACAATCTCCGACTTTGATTGGTCGGCGTTGTTGCTTGCAGGTGGCAAAATCGCCAATTTTTCCGACAGCAATTGATCGAGTTTTTTGGAAAACATAAAATTATTTCCAAGCCATTGCGACGAGCTTCTTGTTCTGTTCCCCAGCATCGGATGATAGCTGGCTTAGGCGTCCGGTTGGCACCCGCCGTTCTTTCTCGCCTTCATCTGGTGGGCCATCCTTCTTTGGCCCTGTTCCGCTCTCCATGAAGTCCCAGAGCATGTCCATGCCCTTGATGAGCTTTTTCTGCATTGATTCCAGCTCATGCACTTCCTCACGCAGGCTTGAAACCTCTCGCTTCATCGCCGCGAACCTCTCGGTGAAGAAGTCCTTCTTCGCCTCCTCATCGTCAGGTGTCCAATCGCACCCGAACCAGACCCGATGCACCCGATCAAACACCAGCACTTGGCTTTTGACGTTTCGCATCGAGTTGAATGCCCTGACCGCCGCATCCTGATCGTAGTCAAGTGTCCGGCGAATGTGGTTGACGACCTCCGACTGAGAGGGGTCGAGATGATGCCTCATCGGCTCCATCTTGTGGAAGACTGAACGCAGTGTTGAACCGTTGGATAAATAACTCATAACAAGAAACGAATAAACCAACTCTTGGTTACTGTCAAGTAAGCATTGGGAAGGATAGTTCTGGCTACCGAGAAGTTATCGTTGCCACTTGCTATTGTATCTAAAAATAAACAGTACCCCCATTAAAACGGGGGTACATATTTCGGAGCCGGTTGCTTTGCGCGGCCCTTGGCGGGGCCGCTCGCACCGGTCCGAAATAACTGGGAGGGAAAAATGCCGCTCAATCGCTCAATGTGAATGCCTCGCAATCGCTCAGAAATGCCCCGTAGAGCGTTCGGAGACGCTTTGGCGGCTCGATGGACGGTTTCGCGTGTCGCCGCGCTAGAATCGAATCGATGAAATGACATGGTTTGGATGCGCTTTGATTGGCCTACGGTTAGATGAAAAGTTCTCGCGCTAGAGTTCTGAATGCGAGTGCGGCGGTTGCTGGCACGACTCCGTTTCCGAGGAGGCGCAGTCTGTCCAAGACGACGGCAGACCGAGCAGACTTTCGACCCATGCTGGATTCAAGCGTTCGCGACGGCTCCCACCATCGTTGAGGTTCATCTGGCCCACTTGGCCATTTCCACGCATCGCCAATGTCGCTATCCGCCGCAGAATCCTTCCGCCCTTGTCCAATCTCGCAAGCGTCGCGAAGGAAGCATTCTGATCCTTGTCCTCGTTCGCTGTCGGCGTAGGCCAGAATCCAGACACGCTTCCTAATATGTGGCGCGCCGCATTCCTCCGCGCTGAATATGCCGCTCGCAGTCCGGTAGCCCATGCGTTCCAATCTCTCCAGCGTCCACCGGATGCAAAGAGTTCCATCTGGCATCTGACTGGTGAGCAGCCCTTCGACATTTTCGATGAGGATGCATCTTGGCCGCATTTGCTGGAGTCCTCGCAACCAGTCGCCAAAAAGGAATCGCTCGTCGCCCCCCCCTTACGCAATCCTGCGTGACTATGTGGCTGGCACGGGATTCCCGCAGCCGCGATATCCACCAATCCTCGAAACTTTCCATACGGGAAGTCGAGCAGGTCCGACCAGATAGGTGCTGCATCCAATCGTCCCGCTTCAATTTTTGCTGCCAGGTTCGCGGCGGGATATGCTTCCCTCTCGACGTAAGCGATAGTGCGTAGATTTCGGACAACCGACTTGAGTCCGATTCCAATTCCGCAATATCCGGCGCAGAATTCGACAAGATTGACGGGATGATGATGCATGATTGCCTCATATACTCTTCCGCTCCGCTACCGGATAGACATCGTAATCCTCCGGCATCTCGACCGTCACGACGCGAAGCCTTCCTTGCGTGTACTCGCCGGGATTGAGGTCTTTGGCCGCCGCTTCCGCCTCCTTGCGCGTACGGAATTCGACCGTTCGGAAGCTGACCACACGCTCCTTCAGGTCTGACCAGCCAATCGCGCCGGATATCTGAACTTTGAACTTGGGCGGGGCGAAGAGATTGCGGCTCATTCGCATCCTCCGGTTCGGATCAGCGAGACGACCGTCTCCGCATCGTCGATGAGCATCCTCCGCCGATTGTCGCCGTCGGTTGTCGTGTCGCGGTACATCCGCGCGTAGAAAAGTGAGTCCTCCAGTATCGTCGTCGCGCATTCAGCGTTGCGGAGTCGGTTTGCCGCTTCCTTGAAGATTTGCGACTGACAGGAATGAGCCATCCATTCGAGATTCTTAATCAGCTCTTTAAGGGGCATCGTGCTGCATCGCACGAGAGCCGTTTCGGATAGGTTGCGGTCGATCATTGCAGTGTCTCCGGTTCGCCCTGCTGCACGATCCTGTCGCCTTCCTCGCGCTCGATGATCAGCTCCAGAATCTGCTCGCCGTTCGCTGCGACGATGGAACAGATATGCTTGTCGTCGTCGTAAATGCTCAGCGGCTGCGCGCCGTGTTCCTGTACCTCGCCCGTGACGACCGCGTTGAAGAGGTCGATGATCGTCTGAGCGTTGGTTTTGGACTGGATGGTTAGTTTCATTTCTTCGTCAGGTGATGGTTTTCAGTTTGTTCGCGCGTAGAGTTTTCGAGTGCATCAAGTTTTCGCATGACGCGTCTCGCGTACGCGCGTGTGGATGGTTTTCTAAGGGCTTTTGGCCCACCTTGCCAGAGCCGAGCTAAGGATTCGTCGCTGAGATTGCGTCCGTAGTGCGAAAGGTATGCATTGGCGATGAATGTCGCGGTTGCGCGGTTGGTTACCTGCGAGTGCGCGTAGTGCGTACCCATGATGCGGTTAACGTCGCGGACCATGATCGGCTTAATCTGAAGCGCGCCAAGTTCGCCGTGACGGCCTCGGGCATGATCGTTTCCGTTGGATTCGATTTGAATGAGGGCGGACAAAAGCAATGGATGCATGATTTGATGCGTGAATAAGTTTTATTCGTTCGATTTAAGTTCCTCGGTGAGATTGTTCCACTCGCGCACACGCTGGCGAGCCTGCTCAATCGCAAACTCCCACTCCTGCTCCTCGCGCCACATTCCACGCACCACTTGCGGCCTGATGCCAAGATCATGCAGACGCACCATCTCGCATAAAATCTCAATCGTACTCATTGCTGACCTTTCTCGCGCACAACCCGTCCGCCGAGTCGCTTCGCCAGTCGTTGCGCGTCGCGTTTGCCGTTCGGACCTTGTAACGTGTATTCGCTGCGCCGGAATTTGCCGAAATAAACAGTCCAAAAGACTTTCATTGGTTGCCTTTCGCCTTGGAGATGATGCCGCGCGCGTAGTCTAGGTCTTCGTCGTCAGCCATTGGGTGCGCGAGGCGTTCGAGGGCCGCGAGAAGATCGGGGGCGGAGGCGATTAGGCGAGCGTTGGCTTCAATTGTTCCGCCATGCTCCGGCTGAATCTGAGACGCGTGAAGACGGCAAACTCTAGTTCTAATTCCATCGTTTCCGCATCGACAAATATCGTAAACCCCATCGTCGATTTTCTTGGTTGTCCAAGGTCTAGGAGTGAATTCGGACTTCACAATGCACCTCCAGTCGCTTTGGAGATTGTCTCGCGAGCGAATCGGATCGAATCGAAAACCTGTCGAGCAGATGCGCTGTCAGGGTATTCGTTGGAATCCTCGGGCAAGGATTGAATGAGCCGATTCAGGGCCGCGAGCAAGTCAGGCGCGGAGGCAATGAGGTAAGCATTGGCTTCTCGCTCTTGCTTGTAACCTTTACAGTCGGCGACTTCGAATATTCCAATTTGCTCTTTATCATTCGCGATTGAGAATCGCGGACCATAAACCGTTGCGTCCCCGTCAACATTCCACGGGCCGGGAGTGTGTTTTGATTGATTCATTTTGTATGCTTTTGGTTGCTGCGGATAGGTGGCCTACCCTTTCGCTCCACTCTTGCGAATGGCGCGCGGAGGATGGGCCGGATTATTCCCGGTCGATTGATTCTTCGATGAGCGAAACCAGATCATGCGCGGGAATTCCTACCGCCAGAAAAGAGCAGTCCGCCCCTCGCCCGATCTTTCGCATTTCATCGCCATATTCTGACCAGCGTTTGAGAGCTTCAGCAGCAAGGCGTAGGGCTTCGTTTTTTGATGGTTTAATGGTTTTCATTGGATGCGCGGGGAGTGGTTTAGGAATTTACCGCCGGATGGTTCGCGTCCACAACATAGATGTGGAGGTGCGCGGTGCCTTTTGGCGCGCGGTAGTTCGCAAGGGCAACCGGACGCACATAGGACATGTCCCCACGCGCGCGCACCCATCTTTCGACCTTGTCCAGATCTGAAATCGGCACCGCCCACGCACACCGCGAAACACCGCCAGTCGCACCGCCCCAATAGGACATGGCACGATCTTTGGCCACTACCGCCCAAAGATGGGTTTGCTTTTGTTCCTCGTTTCTATCGTCAATGGTTTTCATGGTTTTTGATGGTTCGGGATTGATTACCCGCCGGAGGCTACGGTTTCCCGTAACCTCGCGCGGATAATCAGGCTAAATTGAAGTGCGCGCGGAAGTCCGAATAATCGTAGCAAAGATCGGTTGCGAATCGGTAGACACCAATGTCTTCCTGGCCGTCCGCGCGTAGGACCGTCACAAATTGCCACTTTTCGGCATGCATCAGGAACGGCTCTTCAAAGGCGCGCGCGCGTAGGAATTCCACAAGTTTCATTCGATTTGATGGGTTAGGGTTAGGGTTAGAAAGTGCAGCATCCGCAGCATGGCGCGTCCTCGCAGCGTCCGCGCGCGTTTCTAGTGCCAGTCCAGCCGGATGAAGTGCGGATGCACACAAGTCCAGAGTCTTCTGGCATGCGTCCGGTGCATGCGTTGCAGTCAATGCGCCACGCGCGTCCGCGTTTTGAGACGGTGCCGAGTCCGGCCGGAACGTGTTCATGGCATTGGACGCATTGGCCGGGATAACGGTTTAACATTGGATTGATTGAGTTTTGATTTGATGGATTGAGATTGAAGAGACGCGTCAACCTACCGACGGCCGATAGATTGAAGCGGACCGTCAATTTCCGGCCGTTGTGATTCGTTGCACCCGTTTTGCACCCGTTCCATGCGGTTTAAATCCGACAATGAAGCCCCGATTGCCTTTCGCGCATAGGCGGCATGTGTTGCAGGATATCCCGTCAACGCGTTGTGCGGGGCAGATGACCACGCGGTTTCCATCGGGTGTCGTGAAACGGTCCGGGCTGTCTTGTGGGACAACGGCCGCAACGGGCAAACCTAGCTTGGCAAGGGTGTCGGCATGGTTGACGCTATTTGCCGAAAGGTTGACCGTAAATCCGGCCGCGTTTGCTGCGCGCAGGGCCGATAGATTGCTGCCCGTGGGCGGTTTGTGTGTGTAGGTAAAACCGCGTTTTCCTGCGTTTGCGGCCGTCAATTGAGCAAGGGCAGTTGCGTCAATTGCGTTGCCGACACCGGGCAAATCGCCAGCCTGATTGTGCCGCCAAAGCTGACCGGATGGAAACTTGCGGACCTCTGCAATGAAAGCGGACCAATTGATGCCGCGTTCGCCTGACGTGACTTTGCTCCAATGAAGGGCGAGCGGACCGCCTTTCGCGTAGCAACCTTTCGCTTTGAAAGGGCAGGCTTCGGGGCAGGTTTCTGCGGCCGACGTTGAGACGGGAATCGGTCCGGTTTTGACGTTGCCAGACTTTAGAGTTAAATGGACTTTCACGATTTGATTGGATTGGGGATTCAGAATTGAGTGATGATGAAAAACCAATAGAACGCGAAGCCTAGGGCTGCGTAGGTGATGGCAGTGGCAAGGAAGGAGATGATTTTGCGGTGCATGGGATTTAGTAGGTAAAACGAGCGGGAGCGGGAGCGAAAACCAGATTGAGAACCCAAAGGCCCTCATCTTCGTCACCTTCGATACGTTGATCGTCTCCAAAGATAGTCACTCGATTGGGGAACCTATCCCAATCAACGTCGACGAAACGGGAGCGGAGAAAAGCGACTGCTGATTCGATGGAATCGGCGGGAATTGCAACGTCGACGGGTAGTCCGGTTGCGGTTGAATCGGCGACGGCGGAAAGCAAGGTGAGCTTCATGGGGGAGACGATAGGTGAGGCGGAAAACAGCGTCAACAATATTTCAAAATTTATTTTGAGAGCAGGGGGAAATATGGGGATTTACTCAGGAAAACGAGCAAAAATTTTTTAGAGGGGAACGACTGGCGAAGCGGATTTTGAAATTTTGAGAGGGGGAAAACGAGGGAAAACGAGGGATTGCGAAACGCTACCTTGGATTGCAAGGTAGGGGAGATGAAAGCGGAGCAATGGACGAAAGCGAAAAGCCTCTATCTTGCGGGGAAAACATGGAAAGCAATTGCAAGCGACTTGGGATTGAATCAGTCAACTCTATTGTCCAAAGCCTCAAGAGAAGGATTGCCCAGGGTGAGGAAGGAAATGAGAAACATGGTTTCCTCTAAAGAAACGGTTTCCCTAGAAAGCCTCTCTGCTTTGGTTCGAAGCAAGCTGGCCGCTGATGCTGCATCGACATTGGAGCGGATTGAAACGTACGCACTCGAAGGAATTAAAGACGAATCAACACGGGAGCAAATCCTCGGCAGCGTGGCAAAACGCTCTGCGCTTGTGTTTGGCTGGTCAGAGGCTGGTGAAGCGGCATCGGTCAGTATTAATCTTCTCGGTTCGATGCCCGACCGCGCATTTGAAGTCAGTGTGAACCACGGAAACGACTCGTTGCCTACAGCCTGATAATGCATATTATCAGACTGTAGGCGGACAATTTGTGTCCTAGGGTGCGACAATAGGCGACGGACAGAAAAAGGATTGTTTTCTGGCAGATTGGCACGAATAATGGCAGGGTACCTGGCACCCCCTTTGCGGGTGGGCTTCGTTTACGATACCCCCCTCAAAAATTTTCCACCTTTTTGACCATGTTAAACAAAATCAAAATCGGTCAAATTGTCTCTTTAACCGCCGCCGAGAGGAAGTTGGCCCACTTCATCGCCAAGAATCGAAACGGCAGCAATCGCTCGTTCAACGTGACGAATTTGAAGATCAGCTCGGAGGACGCTGCGACTGTGGATCTGGAGGGTGTCTGCGGCGAGATAGCGTTCTGCAAGCTCTTCAATGTGTATCCTGATTTGGATACCGACCGCGAGCCTCCGCATCCGCTCTACGACGCGGTCATCCCGCCTCCGCCGGGATTCCGCATCGATGTCAAAACGACCAAGTACGACACCGGCAAGCTGCTGGTCGATGCGCGCAAGGGGAAGAAGACGGACGGCGTGGATTTCTACGCGCTAATGACCGGAAGTTTCCCAGGTCCGTACACATTCAGAGGCTTCATCGCCAGAGAGCAGATCATCCAGCCACATAAACTTGGCCTACTCTGCGGGTACAAGAGCTACATGGCGGAGCAGTCGGAACTCACGGACGAGATTCCCGATCATCCACTATTCTGATTGACATTGCGGCCATTCATATGCGTCAGTCCGCTCATCGACCCTAAGCAAGGCGGCGGCTTGGTCAGCCATCGCAAAACTGTCTAAGCGGCAATGACGCTCCGCATCGGTGAGGAGGTAGGATAATCATCCACTGTGTGGTGGAATAGATGGCCTACCGATAGATAACGTCGGTTTACATATTTCACCTCATGTCTTGTCCCAATGTCTTTAACGCCTTCGCCGTTGCGACTGAGTCGCTCGCGCAGGACGTTTACAAACGCGCCTCGTACCGTTCGATGTGGCTCAACCTCATTGAGCGCGGCGAATACCCACAAGGTACCGGTCTGACCCAGACCTCGTTCACCACGACCTCCATC